TTGATTTCCTTGCCGAGATTCACAACTTCGGCTTCAAGGGCATCGTATGTCTTGCTGTCCTCCTCGGAAAGCACACCGCTTGCATTTCGCTTGGAATCGAGAAAATCCCTTGCAGTGTCCCATGCCTTGTTTCTCTTTTCACGAAGTTCCTGAATAGTCATAATATCATCCTCCTTAGTATTTCAGCAGTTCCAGTCTCTTATCGAGCTGGGCGATTGGTGTACCTGTTTGCGTTGCAGAAACCTTCTGCATAAAAGAAGCCGCTGTTCGGGCAGGCGTGTAGCTGAAGCTTACCATGTCCTTCGGCGGCTGTTTTTCTTCTTCGTCCTCTTCGGATTTTTCATCATCCTCGGATTCCTGTTCCTCATCAGCGGACTCTTCTTCCTCTTCCGGTTCAGCCTGCGGCATCTTTTCCTTTGCGAACAGAATGCCGTCCACAAAGCCAAGCTGTAACGCCTTTTTCGCATTCAGCCAAGTCTCTTCCGACATCATTTTTGCAATTTTTGAACGGCTGAGATGGCATTTCTGCTCGTAGGCGTTGATGATGGATTCCTTGACCTCTTCGAGGATTTTGATTGCTTTTTCCATATCTGCCTTATTTCCGGAAGCAAAACACGCCGGATCATGCACCATGAGCATTCCGGTAGGACTGATAAATGTTTCATCACCTGACATTGCTACCACGGATGCAGCGGATGCGGCAAGTGCATCGATTTTCACTGTGATTTTGCCCTTATGGTTGCGAAGCATCGTGTAAATCTGACTCGCAGCAAACACGTCTCCGCCCGGGGAGCAGATCCAAACAGTCAAATCTCCGGGGTGCTGCTCCAGTTCCGATTTGAAGAGTCCGGGAGTGATTTCATCTCCGAGCCATGTTTCAGCACTGATAGGTCCCTCAAAATACAGTTCTGTTGCTCCTGTATCCTCGTTTTTCATCCAATTCCAGAATTTTTTCATTCTGCGTTATTCTCCTTTTTCTCGATATTTTTTGCATAAGCAGCCCCTGCCGACGAAAGGGGTGTCATACTGCCGTTAACCATGTAGGTAAAGCCTCCTTTTTCTGCGGGAATGAGGTTCATATCTTCAAGCTCTCTTACATCATTAGGACATAAGAAACCATTCTGAATACCAACACTGTAGCCCTGCATTCTGCTGGCATAGTCACCTCTGAGAAGTCCATCAACATTAAATTTACGTCCGCTTTTGAGTATCGTTTCCACACGGCTGTCAGACAGCAGAGCTTTCATCAGCGACTGCTCCCATCTCACAAGCCACGGTGACAGCGTATACATCACAAATTCCAGAGACATTTGTTCTATATTCGAAAACGTGGCGTGGTCAAGGTCGCCAATCATGTGAAGCGGTACTCTGTATAAACGGGCAATTTCCTCAATCTGAAACTTTCTGGTTTCAAGAAATTGTGCCTCGTTATTTGGAATAGAGATTGGCGTGTACTTCATTCCTTCTTCAAGCACACAAGTGCGGTGTGCATTTGAACCGGAATAAGCTCTCTGCCACGCTTCACGAACACGCTCCGGATTTTTGATTACTCCAGGATGTTCAAGCACAGCTGATGGTGAAGCACCATTTGCAAAGAAGGACGCCCCATAATCCTCGCAGGCAAGGGAAATGCCGATTGCATTTTTCGCCATGGCGATAGGAGAGTATCCCACCAATCCGTCAAAGCCAAGCCCAGGGATATGCAGAACCTGTTCCGCACGGAGCGTGATGTCGCCCTGTTCCTTGATATGAGGATTCGCCTCATCATATCGACTGTAAATGTAGATGAGATTGTTATGCTCATCACGGTCAACCTTTATTTTGTCAGGCATCAGAGGATATAGCCCCACCACATCACCACGTCCGTTGCGGATAATCTGTGCATAAGCATTGCCGTAAATCAGCAGGTGGGACATCAGCGTTTCACGGAAGATGAACGATGTCATTTCGGGGTTTGGCTGGTCATGGAGTAAAAAGTAAAGCGGGTGCATCGGCACTCGCTCTTTTCCGTTTTCGGTATATTGATATAAATGAAGTGGCAGCTGTGCGATAGCCTCCGACAGCACTCTTACGCAGGCATACACAACGGTATGCTGCATGGCACTGCGGTCATCCACACGCTTGCCGCTGTGCACTCGTCCGAAAAAGTAGGTGTAGGATGGGCTGTCGTAGCTGTTGGTAGGAGTGTCCCTTGAGTGGAACAGACGGCTGAAAATATTCATGGGAAATACTCCTTTCAGAGGGTTGTTTTTTCGGGGCGGATGTGGTATAATGTAAGGGTATACTGTAGGGCGTGACTGCTCTGCAAATCGGAATTTGCGGAGGAGAATATGAATGAAAATCTATGATATTTCCCAAGAGGTTTTTTGCTGTCAGGTATATCCAGGCGACCCGACACCGGAAAAAAGGGTGCTTTCTTCAATGGAAAAAGATGATTTGTATAACTTGACTGCATTTAGTATGTGCGCTCACAACGGCACGCATATAGATGCACCGTTTCATTTTATCAAAGGCGGAAAAACTGTAGATTCCGTAAGTTTAGGCACATTTATAGGAATGGCTTATGTTGCAGAACATCACGGGATCGTATCTGCCGATGATGCCACGGAAATACTTGAAAAAGCGAAAAAACAGAACTCAGAAGCGGCAAAGAGGATCCTTATCAAGGGAGATGCAGAAGTCTCCTCGGAGGCAGCTAAAGTGTTTGCTGAATCAAACATTTTACTGCTTGGTAATGAATCTCAAACTGTCGGTCCTGAAAATGCTCCGATGGAAGTACACCTTATCCTGTTAGGAGCTGGTGCTGTATTGCTTGAAGGGATACGTTTAGCAAAAGTTTCAGAGGGCGTTTATTTCTTAAACGCAGCACCATTAAATCTATCGGGTGCGGACGGTTCGCCTTGCAGAGCTGTACTTATCGCTACTGAAAGATGAATTCCAGTTTGCAGAGTCGTTTACAATATCAACAACTCCCTCTCATCATAAACACTCACCCCGGAATCTCCAAGTCCACAGCGAATTGCACGGTCAAGAGCCATAATCAGGGCAACCGCACCGTCAATTTTCTCTGTGGATTTTTCCTTATCCGGTTTGATGTTTCCGGCAGGGTCACGCTTGATGAAAATATTATCCATCATCCACCGCAGCACAGGATGACCGCCGTGGGCGATTTTCTTTTCCAGAGTAAGCTTCATGAGTTCCTTGGTCGGCGGCGACATATCCTTGTATCCCTGCCCGAATTGAACAAGCGTAAAACCAAGTCCCTCAAGGTTCTGCGACATCTGCACCGCACCCCAGCGGTCAAAGGCAATTTCACGAATGTTGTAAATCTTGCCAAGCTCCTCAATGAAATTTTCGATAAAGCCGTAATGCACAACATTTCCCTCCGTAGTCATGATATACCCTTGCCGTTCCCATACGTCATAAGGCACATGGTCACGGCGGACACGCAGGTCGAGAGTTTCTTCGGGCAGCCAGAAGTAAGGGAGAATATAATATTTATCATCTTCACCAACAGGCGGAAACACCAACACAAATGCCGTAATATCGGTTGTACTTGAAAGGTCAAGTCCGCCATAGCAGACACGTCCTTCCAGTTCTGATGGATTGACGCTGAATTTGCAAGCATCCCATTTATCCATCGGCATCCAGCGGACAGCCTGTTTTACCCATTGATTTAGTCGTAGTTGTCGGAAGGCATTTTCCTCGCCAGGAGTTTCCTTGGCAGAATTACACGCTGCCACAACCTTGTCCATGCTGATGGTCTTGTCAAGGCTTGGGTTCGCCTTTTTCCAGACCTTCGGGTCAGTCCAGTCATCGGACTGCTCCGCACCATAAATGACAGGGTAGAAGGTAGGGTCGTGCTTTCTGCCTTCCAGAATATCCTTTGCCTTGGAATGTACCTCATAGCAGATGCTGTTGGTGTCCGTTCCTGCCGTGGTGATGAGAAAATACAATGGCTGCATACGGGCATCGCCGGAACCCTTTGTCATGACATCAAACAATTTTCGGTTCGACTGGGTATGCAATTCATCAAAGACAACTCCGTGAATGTTAAAGCCATGTTTGGAGTAGGCTTCTGCTGAAAGCACCTGATAAAAGCTGTTTGTAGGAATGTAGACGATTCGCTTTTGCGATGTCAGGATTTTGACACGCTTATTCAGTGCAGGACACATTCTCACCATATCGGCAG